GTTTGGTTCTTACACAGGAAATGGTAATGCTGATGGAGCATTTGTTTATACAGGATTTAGACCTACTTGGGTTATGAGAAAGAAAACTTCAGGTGATAGTTGGATGATGTGTGATAATAAAAGATTGGGTTATAATCCTAAAAATGCTTATTTATTTGCTAACGTAACACAAGCTGAAAGTGATATTGAGAGAATTGATTTTCTTTCGAATGGTTTTAAATTAAGAACAACAGATGGTGGAGATAATGCGTCTGGTTCAACATACATCTATATGGCTTTCGGCCAAACTTTAGTAGGTTCAAATAATGTAACCGCAAAGGCTCGTTAATGAATATATTTAAAAAAATAAAAAAATGGATTATAGATTCTTATGAAAAACCTTTAGTTCTTAAAGATGAAGTAAAAATTAAAGATTTAGAAAAGAAAACTAAAATACAATTAGAAAAATTAGGTCGTAAATTAGGTGTTGAATTAGATAGACGCTTAACAAAATCTAAACTTATTAATAAAATAAAAAAAATTCATAAAGGAAGGTAATATTATGGCACGGACAACTCAAAAAACGGCCAAGAATATTACCATTGACCAAGGCTCAACATACAGCGAAGAATTTACGGTAACTTCTGATGGAGACACAGCTGTTAATATAACAGGTATGACGGTTGGTGCTCAAATCAGAAAAAATTACTCATCAGCTTCTGCGTCTGCTACATTTACAACAGAATTGGTTACACCTGCAAGTGGTATTTACAGATTAAAATTAACAAGTGCTCAAACGGCTGCTCTTACTGATGGAAGATATGTATGGGACGCTGAATTAACTTTAAATGATAGTACGCTAGAAAGAGTACACGGAGGAATTGCTACGGTCACTCCTGAAGTAACCAAGTAATGAAACAATTATGTCAAAAGACCTTGAGAAATTTTTTAATCTAATCACCGAGGCCAAACAAAAAAGAAGTGAGCCTAATAATGATACTGAAAAATTATTAACTAAAAGTCAGTTTCATATTAAAGTTAAAGCAACTGAATTAAAAGATTTCTTTAATGCTTTTGAAGAAGAAAAAAATAAATTACTAGAGCAAAAGAAAAAAGACCAAGATAAATTAGAAGAATTAGAAAAAATATTATTTTCTAAATTACCATCACCTAGAAAAACAATCAAAAAAGAAACAAAACCTATAGTTCAAAATCTATCAGGTCCTAAAAAATCTGAGCCTGAAGAAACTAATTTAGAATCAATTAGAGAAGCTGTAATGCAAGCTAATCAAGCTTTATTAATTAAAGAAGATGAGCCTGAAGATTTAGTAAATCAAAGTGCTAGTGAATTAACAGCACCAACAATTGGTAATGAAGAAAAACCAACAGACATAGAAATTAGTACGGAAGATGTAATTAAAGAATTATCTAAAATATCTACAAACACAGGTGTTATATTAAATAAAGATATAGATAGTGTTGAAGAATTAAAAAAAGAATTTATACATTTTAAAAAATTAGTAACCCAACAATTAGAAAGTTTAGGTGGTGGCGGTGGTGCAGCTAGTGAAGATGTAGATTTATCTGAAGTATCACAGGATATAATACCAGATACTAACAATTTAAGAAATTTAGGTAGTGCTTCTAAAAGATGGAAGAAAGCATTCCTTGCAAGTCAAACAATTGATATAGGGGGTGCAGAAATTTCATCTGATGGAACTGGTGCAATTTCTATTGCAGCTACTGGTGCAACTTTACCTGAAGGTTCAAAAGCAGGTTCAAATCAACTTGCTGTGACTGGAACAGGTGGTAGAACAGGTGGAATTGTGATTCAAAAAGTACCTTTCTATACAAGAGCAGGTGGATTATCTACTAAAAATGCAGACTTTGAATTTAATGCTACAATAGATACAGCACGGCCTTTTACAGATAAACAAACATATAAATTAGCAAATGGAACAACACTTGCTGAAACAGACGAATTAACATTGTTTCAATTATAAGAAGGAATAAATATAGAATATGGCAGCTAAAACACCGATAAGAACGATATTTACTGATGGCGTAGCAACAGGTTTAGCAGAATTTCAATCTGGTGAATTTATTGACTATCAATTAGGTGGGACTGGTGTAACCTCTTTAGGTACAGCAGGACAAGTTTTAAAAGTTAATTCAGGTGCGTCAGCATTAGAATGGGGTGGTGTTGAGGCTATATTAAATATTGAAGGCCTACCTGATGGAACAGGTATCACACTTGCAGGAACTGATAAGATAGCATTATCAGATGGCGGAACTGAAAAACAAGTTAACATATCTCAATTAAGTACATTTACAGAAACACTTACAAATAAAACTTTAAGTGGTTCTTCAAATACATTTTCAAATATAGGAAATTCTTCATTAACTAATTCAGCAGTAACCGTTGGTTCAACAGCTATATCTTTAGGTGCAAGTGCTACTACACTTACAGGTATTACAAATTTAACTGCTGGTGGAATTAACATAACAGGAAATTCAATTACTTCTGCTGACTCAACCGTTATTGAAATGGGTGAAGGTTTATCGGTAACTGGAAACTTAACCGTTTCTGGTAATATGACCGTATCAGGAACAACTACTTCCTTATCAACTACAAACACAGCAGTAACCGATAATTTATTAGAATTAAATAGTGGTGTAGGATCCAATAGTGATGATAGTGGTATTATTATAGAAAGAGGATCAACTGGAGATAATGCAATATTAATGTGGGATGAAAGTGGAGATGAATTTACTTTTGGTACTACAAGTGCAACAGCAGCTTCAAATGGAAATTTAACTACTACGGATGCTAATTTAAGAGTATCACAATTAACAGCAAATACTATTACAGGTAATGCTGTTAAAGATGAAGATAATATGGCAAGTGATTCTAATACTCACTTGGCAACACAACAAAGTATTAAAAAATATGTTGATGATTCAATATTAACAAAAGATAATACAGACGAAATTGCTGAAGGTTCTACAAACCTTTATTATACAGACGCAAGAGCGGATGCTAGAATTGCAAATAATATAATTGATGAGGATGCTATGGGTACTGATAGTGCCACAAGAGCACCTTCTCAACAATCAGTTAAGGCTTTTGTTGCTTCACAAATTTTAACTAAAGATAATACAGATGAAATTGCTGAAGGTTCTAATTTATACTTCACTAATGCAAGAGCGGATGCTAGAATTACAGCTGCTTTAATTGATGAAGATAATATGTCAACAAATTCTGCTACAAGATTACCTTCTCAACAATCGGTAAAAGCATATGTTGATTCACAAATTTTAACTAAAGATAATACCGATGAAATTGCTGAAGGTTCAACTAATCTTTATTATACAGACGCAAGAGCCCGAGCAGCTATTACAGCAGGTGAAGGTATTGATGTAAGTTCAGGAGTAGTTTCTGGAGAGGATGCTACAACTTCTAATAAAGGTATTGCAAGTTTTAATTCAACAGACTTTTCTGTTGGTTCTGGTGCAGTAACCTTACAAGCAGAAAGAATACAAGACATTGCTGGGGCAATGGTTTCAGGAAATACTGAAACTTTAATTACCGTAAGTTATGATGATTCAGACGGAACAATAGATTTTGCCGTAGATAATAACCTTGCTAATTATGACAATTCAAGTTCAGCATTTTTAACAGCAGTTCCTGCAAGTACAAATGCAGCTTTAATTGCTGATGGATCAATATCAAATACAGAATTCCAATATTTAAATGGGGTATCTTCTAATGTACAAACACAATTAAATGCAAAAGCAACAGGTTCACAATCAATAGCCTTTGCTCTTGCTTTAGGTTAATATAAATATGCTAGAAGGAACAAAGGTAATCTAATGGCAGAACCATCAACAAGAGAAACATTAAAACAATACGCATTAAGAAATCTAGGTAAGCCAGTTATTGACATCAATGTAGATGATGACCAACTGGAAGATAGAATGGATGAAGCGTTGCAATATTTTGCTCAATATCATTATGATGGTGTTGAAAGATGTTATCTCAAATATAAATTTACAGAAGCTGATAAAACTCGTATGAAAAGTTCCGAAGGGGACTCTACGGTTACAGCAACTAAAAATGGTGTGACCACTTCTTATTCATTACAAAATAATTATATTGTAGTGCCTGAAACCGTATTATCGGTTACAAGAATACTACCTTTATCTGATAGACATAACAATAATATGTTTGATATTAGATACCAATTAAGATTAAATGATTTATATGACTTTTCATCTACATCAATAATCCATTATGATATGGTATTAAGACATTTAGACTTTTTAGACCATATATTAGTAGGTGAGAAACCTATTAGATTTAATATGCACAATAACAGATTGTATATTGATATGGATTTTAAAAATGATATATCTGTGGATGAATATATTATAATTGAATGTTATAGACGATTGGATCCATCATCTAACACCGATGTTTTTAATGACATCTTTTTAAAAAGATATGTAACCGCTTTGTTTAAAAAACAATGGGGAAGCAATTTAAGTAAATTCAATGGTGTAGCTATGATGGGAGGAGTAACCCTAAATGGTGCAGAAATATTTAATCAGGCAAACCAAGATATTGAAAAATTAGAAGAGGACATTAAGAAAAATTTTGAAACGCCAGTAGATTATATGATAGGATAATCTAATGCCAACTAATGTATTTTTTGAGCGAGGTGGCACAACAAGTGAGAAAAGGTTATTAGAAGATTTAATAGCCGAGAATATACAAATACACGGCCACGATTGCTATTATCTACCACGAAAGTTAATCAATAGGGATTTAATCCTTAATGAAGATACTCTAGCGAAATTTAATACTGCTTATCTAATTGAAATGTATTTTGA